TTAACATACAATAGTAATGTTCCTAGCGATGATTTAGGAACATATAAAATTTCTCCTGGTAAAGCATTTATTAGGGGATTTGAAGTAGAATCTAAAACGGTCCACTATCTAGATTTTGAAAAAACTAGATCTACTAAAATCTTAAAAGATCAAGGAGTTAACTATTTTACTGGTCCAACACTTACTTTGAATAGAGTTGTTGGAGCACCAAGACTTGGATTTAGTACAACATCAAGCATTAGTCTAAGAGATACTAGAATTGGTGATAGTGCAACTATTGTTGCAGGTAAAGAAATTGGTGTTGCTAGAGTATATGATTATGCCCTTGAGTCTGGTTCATATTCTAGTGTAGCTCCAAATCTTAATGAATGGGATATCTCACTGTATGATATTCAACCATACACTGAGATGGTTCTGAACCAGAGCATTACTCTTTCTACCCCAACATATATTCAAGGAAAATCCAGTGGTGCGACAGGTCACCTCAGATTTGACACTACTACTGGTATTGTAACTGCATACAATACAAAAGGAACCTTCTTAAAAGGTGAGAAATTAACATTTAATGGTATTGATAATGGAAGAGTATCTACTGCCGTTACTTCTTTTGGTGTTGCTGACGTAAAATCTCTCTATAGTGCTGTTGGTACTGGGCAAACATTTAATGCTAATGTTAAGCAGTCTAGAAAGATTAATTATCCATCAGTAACTATTTCTCCAAAGAGTGGTTCTGCACCAGGAGTATCTACAGTAACTTCTACTGGAAGTGAATTTTTAAATGTTGTAAAACCTGGCGATTTAGTAGAGTTTACAAACTCTTTACTGTCGGGAACACAGGTGAAGACTTATGCGAAAGTTACAAATATTCCTAGTAATGATAGTATTACTATTGTTGGGATTAATACAGTATCACTTCTTAATGATGGCGGTCTGCCAACCTCAAGCATTAGTCCCTCAGACTTCGCGGTCCTTGGATCGAAGTTCCAATCATCATCAGACAATACTTTATACACTCCTCTGCCAAAGAGTTTTGTAGCATCGGTTGATTTAGAAGATTCTCAGATTACTATTAAAAGAGAATTTGATGTTACTGTAACTGCAAATGCTACCAATAGTATTCAGGCAGGAAATAATGAAGTATTCCTTCCATATGATGAAGAACGTTATGTTCTTATCAATTCAAATGGAGAGTTTGAAGAACTCACTACTGATAAATTCCGATTTGCAAACGGAAATAGAGAACTTAGAATTTTTGGTGTATCAACATTTGGTCCCGCAAGATTAATTGGTACTCTTGAGAAGACAAATGTTACTAATAAAGTAAAAAATTCTATTAAAACAAATTCCATTATTGTTAATAAGTCTAAGTTAGTATCTTCTGGTATTGGATCAACAACTCTAGATGATGGATTGACTTATGGAAATTATGGATATGGATTAAGAGTACAGGATAGAGATATTTGTCTTTTAGAACCAGATGTTGTTAAAGTTTATGGTGTATTTGAGTCTTCTGACACATCTGTTGCAGATCTCCCATCATTAACATTATTCAATTTAAGTGGTCCTACTGGAACTGTAGGTGATTTTGTAATTGGTGAACACATTACTGGTGAGACCAGTGGTGCAATTGCTGTCTATGTTGAATTAGCAAATTCTCAAACTGCAAACATTGTATACCTGAATGAACTTACATTTGAGAACAATGAAAATATTATAACAAGTTCTTCTGGAATTACTGCCACTATTCAGTCTATTGAAGAGGGTGATGAAAATATTCTTTCCAGATATACTTTAGATTCTGGTCATAGAGATACAATTCTTGATTATTCTCGTCTTATAAGGAAACCAGGTACTAAAGATCCTAGAAGAAGTCTTAGAGTTATATTCGAGTCTGCAGAGTATAGTGATTCTACTGAGGGAGATATTACTACAATCTCATCTTATGGTCAATTTGATTATTGTGATCTTCCTCTATTAAAAGAAGGATTAAGACTTACAGATGTATTAGATATCAGACCACGAGTAAAAACATTCGATCCTTCAAACACATCAGTATCTCCATTTGAATTTAGTGCAAGAGAATTCTCAGATGGCACTAATTCTGCTAAAAACATTCTTGCGTCTGATGAGTCCATTAGACTTACTTATTCGTACTATCTACCTAGAATTGATAAAATTTATTTCAATCCAGATGGTGGATTCCAATTAATTAAAGGTGTTCCTAGTGAAAATCCTCTTCCACCATTACCAATTGAAGATTGCTTAGAAGTTGGTACAATTGCACTTCCACCATATATTTGCAATGCAGAGAATCTTCAAGTTTCTCTGAAGTCACATAAGAGATATCGTATGCAAGATATCTCATTACTGGAAGATAGAATTAAAACTCTTGAGTACTACACAGCACTCTCTTTGTTAGAAGCAAAGACAGAATCTTTGAATATTGCAGATGATGCTGGACTTACTAGATTTAAGTCTGGTATTTTTGTAGATAATTTTACAACTACAAGAAATCAACTTAAAACTAATAAAGTAACTAACTCTATTGATCCAGTTAATCTTGAATTGAGACCAACACACTTCACCACAGAAGTGGATATGCTTATTGGTTCTAGATCCTTAATTGGTATTGGAACAACATCTGCAAATAGTGCAAGCACTGCCGATGTTACTGACATTATTGGTTCAAATTACAGAAGAACTGGTCAACTTGTTACTACTGATTATCAAGAAAGACTAAGTATTCAACAAAATTTTGCAACTAGAGTTGAGAATGTAACTCCATATCTTGTCGTAACTTACACTGGTAATATTGTATTATTCCCAACATCTGATATTTGGATTGATCAGGTAAGGTTAGCGCCACAAAGAATCGAAGTTGATGATTATACTCAAACTAGACTTCAATTAGAATTTGCTGGATACGATGCTCAAAGCGGTCTTGGTCCAGTTCGTTGGGGAGCATGGGCAACTACTTGGACAGGATCTAGTACTTCCTCTTCAAGTAATACTGTCCAAACAGGATCTTCCTCAAGAAACAATGGAAGTGCTATTGTAACCACGAATAACTTCCAAACCACAACCACAACCACAACTACTAGAACTGGTACTTCAACTAGATCTGGTGAGAGACTTAGAGTTTCTGAAGTCACTGAAACAATAAACGAAGGTGATAGAGTTGTAAGCACTGACGTGATTCCATTCATGAGATCACGTAATGTTGAATTTACTGGAAGAAGATTTAAACCAAGAACAAGACTTTATGGATTCTTTGACGGTATTGATGTAAACAGATTTATTGTTCCTAAACTGATTGAAATTAGAATGATCAGTGGTGCATTCTCTTCTGGTCAGATTGTCAATGGCAGAATGCCAACTAGTGTGACTCCAGGTGCAGCTGCATCACCAACAATTTCATTCAGAGTTGCTAACTCCAATCATAAGTATGGTCCAATCAGTTCTCCAACTGATGTGTTTACAACAAGTCCATATGATGAGAATTATACAATTCCAGCACAATACTCTAGTTCTTCTATTATTTTAAACGTTGATACAAGATCTCTTGCAGAAAGCAATCAGTCGCTGTATCGCGGATGGATTAGATCTGGAATGCGTCTCAGAACGAGCACTGCTGAAGCAGAAGTAACTAACGTAAGATTATTTACAGATCAAGTTGGTACTGTCATAGGTTCCTTCTTTATTCCAGATCCAACTCCACCAACAAATCCATCATTTGAGGTTGGTACTAAAGTATTCCGTTTAACAAGCAATCCCACAAATAGTCAGATTGTTGGTCTTACAGATACATCTGGTTCTGAATCTTACTTTGCTTCTGGAACACTGAATAATGTTCAAGAAACAATTAGATCTACAAGAAAAGCTAGGTTTGACAGAGTTCCTGCTCAAGAGTCTATTCCTGCTACCGATGTTCAAGTTACAACTTCCACAACAAATAGTAGCAGCACTAGCGTAACTCCTCTGCCACCACCACCTCCACCGCCACCACCGCCACCATCTCCACCACCAAGACCAACACCACAACCTCCTCCACGGAGACCAAATCCACCTTCACCACGGAGACCACCCCCACCTCCAACACCACCAAGGCGTCCACCTCCACCACCACGGAGACCGCCCAGAAGACCACCCAGAAGACCTCCCAGAAGACCAAGGCGTCCGCCCCCACGCAGACCACCCCGTCGTAGAGGTAAGGATCCGCTTGCACAGTCTTTCAGTGTATCGGAGACTCCAGGACAATTTGTAACTGAGATTGAAGTTTTCTTCAGAACTAAAGATCCAGTTTTACCAGTCATTATTCAACTGAGACCAATGATTGCGGGTGTACCATCTGAGCAGATTTATCCGTTCGGTGAAGTTATCCTCGATCCTGATGATGTAATTGAAAGTTTTGATGCATCTGAACCTACTCGGATTGTATTCCCTGCTCCAGTTTATCTCTCTGGAGAGACTGAGCACGCAATCGTTCTTCTGTCAAATTCCAATCAATATACTGCTTGGATTTCCAGAATGGGTGAGGTTGATGTAAGCACACTGCTGCAACCAGAATCTAGACAGGTTGTTGTTTCTGCACAACCACACTTAGGTTCTCTGTTCAAATCTCAGAATGGATCTACTTGGAATCCAAGTCAATATGAAGATCTTAAGTTTAATCTCTATACCGCAGAGTTTGAAGAGACTGCAACTATCTCCTTCTTTAACCCAGAGTTAGGAAGAGGTAACAATCAAATTGCAACTCTCGTTAAAGACTCTCTTGAGTTTGAATCTAAGAAGATAAAGATCGACACCAGTGACATTATTGATACTACTGCACTTGTCTTTGGTAACACTATTGTTCAAAAAGAAACAAATGCTAGAGGTGATTATGTCGGTGTTGGTGGATCTGCAACAGGAGATCTCACTATAGTTAATGCAGGTATTGGTTATACACCTTCTGATGGTAATCAGTTTACATTTACTAATGTTGCTCTGAAGACATTCAGTGGAACTGGAAGAAATGCTACTGCTGATATCACCATTGGTGCTGTTGGTGCTGTAAATGGTGTTGCTATTGCAGCAACAATCAACTCTGGTGGTTCTGGTTATCAAGTTGGTGATGTATTCAGCGTTGAATCCATAGGTAATGATCAACTTGGAAGAAATCTGCAATTGTCTCTTGGACAAATTACAGGATCTAATGAGTTGATTCTAGACAATGTTCAAGGTGAGTTTGTAGTTAACGTTGCTAAACCACTTCAGTACGTAAGTCCTTCCACAGGAATTACTACAATGGTATCTACTGGTGGATCAGATATCTCGATTTCCGACTTCACACTTACATCTCCTCGTGAAGATGGATTGCATATTCAGGTTAATCATAAAAACCATGGTATGCACGCTACCACAAACATTGTGAGAATTAGCGGTGTGGCACCAGATAGTAAAGCAACTACTATTACTGCAGAATATACAAATTCTGCTTCTGGAGCAATTAGTATTGCCAATACAGCTGGATTTGAAACATTTGAAAATGTATCTGTTGGTTCCACAAACCCAGGTTATGCAATTCTTGACGATGAAATTGTCTCTTACACTGGAGTATCTGCTGGTCAATTAACTGGTATTACTAGAGGAGTTGATAATACCGATTCCTTTACATATCCAGTCAATTCTCAGATTGCTAAGTATGAGATTAATGGATTCTCTCTGAGACGTATTAACACAGATCATAGTCTATCTGATGCATTAGGAACTAGACCTATTACTTTAGATAGTTACAATATCAGAGTTAATACTTCTACCAATGGAACAGACAGAAGCACTGGTACTGGATTTGGTAAGTTATATGCTACTAGCTCCAAGTCTGCAGGTGGTTCTCAAATCTTAGCTACTCAAAACATTCAGTATGAAGCAGTAAGACCAATTGTCCAAACAATGACTCTGCCAGGATGTGATGTCAAAGCATCTATTCGCGGCATTACTGCTACTAGTATTGACGGTAACGAAATCTCCTTCGTGGAGACAGAAGATACCCCAATCAATCTGGGAGAGGATACATACTTACCAGAACCTAGATTGATTGCTTCTAGAGTAAATGAAGTTGCTAAGAATACAACTCAACCTGGTAATAAGTCAATGGAACTTACGTTCACATTGAGTACTGCCAATGCACACGTCTCTCCAGTTATTGACCTTGATCGAGTTGGTATGATTCTTATCTCTAACAGAGTTAATGCACCAATCACCGACTATGCAAATGATGCTAGAACAGCATCTCTTGCAGAAGATCCAACAGCATTTATCTATGCCAACACACCAGTTGAACTCGAAAATGCTGCAACTTCGATCAAAGTTCTCCTCTCTGGATATGTAAATACATTTGGGGACATTAGAGCGTTCTATTCTATCAGCAATACTGCTGATCCAGATCCTCTCTACTATCCATTCCCAGGTGCTAAGAACCTTGATGTTAATGGCAAAATCATTGATTTTGCTAAGTGTGATGGTTCTTCTGACAAAGTTGTTCCAAAAACAGATGTTCTCGCATCTGATAGTGCCGACCTGGTATTCAGAGACTATGAATTTAGTATTGATAACTTACCAGAGTTTAAGTACTTTACCATTAAACTGGTTGGAACATCTACAAATCAAGCATATCCTCCAAGAATCAAGGATCTGAGAGTAATTGCATTAGCATAATATGGCAGACGACAAAAAACGTTATTTGAAAGTTGAAGGACATAGTTATCTCGTAAGAGATACTATGTCCAATGCAATTATCAATCAAAACCAAGCTGAGTACAACCAGTACAAACAGCTCAGAAAAATAAAAGATAAAGAACAAGAAAGACTTGACAAACTTGAAAATGATTTGGGTGAATTAAAAGATCTTTTGAGGCAACTATTAGACAAAGGTCAGTAAAATGGCAACACCAGCATCTAGACAAGGATTAATAGATTACGCTAAAAGGCAGTTGGGTGCTCCTGTCTTAGAGATTAATGTTGCCGATGAACAAATTGATGATATAATTGACGATTCTCTTCAATATTTTTATGAGAGACACTTTGATGGTGTTATTCAAACTTTCTTAAAGTATGAAGTAACACAAGAGGATATTGATAGAGCAAGGGCAACTACAGGTGGTGTCGGTATTGCAACTACTTCTGCTACAGATAGTGCAGGAAGAAATTTTAACTTCTTTGAGACTAATAATTACATTCAAGTCCCACCACAAATTTTAGGAATCAATAAGGTATTTGCATTTGAGGGATCTAGCAGTCTGTCAAGTGGTATGTTCAATATCAAATATCAACTATTCCTCAATGATGTGTATTATTGGGGATCTACTGAATTATTGACTTATTCTATGGTGAAAAGATATCTGTCTGATATCGACTTCTTATTGACAACTCAGAAGCAAATAAGATTTAACCAAAGACAGGATCGTCTGTATATGGATATGGACTGGGGTTCTGTTACTCCTGGTCAATTTTTAGTTATTGATTGTTACAGATTACTTGATCCAAATGATTCTCCAAGAGTATGGAGTGACTCATTCCTCAAAAAATATGTTACTGCAGCACTTAAAAAGCAGTGGGGTCAGAACTTAATTAAGTTCCAAGGAGTAAAACTTCCAGGAGGAACCGAATTAAACGGAAGACAAATATATGATGACGGTGTAAACGAATTAAATGCTCTAATGGAGAAGAGTTCTTCCACATACGAACTTCCACCTTTAGATATGATCGGTTAATAATATGGCGTTAAATCCATTTTTTCTCCACGGATCTTCAGGAGAACAAAATTTAATTCAAGATTTAGTTAACGAACAGTTGAAGATGTTCGGGGTAGAGGTTTACTATCTTCCAAGAGTCTTTGTAAATGAAAAGACTGTAATGGAGGAGGTATCAAACTCTGAGTTCAGTGCTGCAATTCCTTTAGAAGCTTACATAGATACTTACGAAGGATTTAGTGGAGCAGGGACCTTACTCTCAAAGTTTGGTGTTCAGGAAGTTGACGATTTAACAATTGTCATATCAAAAGAAAGATATGAGGTTGTTGTTGAATCTCAAGCAGCTCTAATAGACAAAACAAAGTTAACTAGTAGACCAAAAGAGGGTGATTTAATTTATTTTCCACTTGGTGATAGATTATTTGAGATTAAATACGTTGAGCATGAGAAACCTTTTTGGCAACTTCAAAAAAATTATGTCTATGAACTTAGACTAGAATTGTTTGCATACAATGATGAAGAGATTGATACTGGTATCTCTGAAATTGATGATAATACTGTAGACGCTGGATACATCCAAACATTTAATATGGTTGGTATTGGGTCCACTGCAAAAGCAGTAACAACTCTCGTTCCAAGTGGTGCTGTTAGAAATATTATCGTATCTAGAAGAGGACATGGATACGAAGAGATTCCTAGGGTTGCAATTACTTCAGCACCAAGTGGTGGAGTCACTGCTGTTGGTATAGCATCAATGTTCTATGGAATTATTGACCTCTGTGACCCAAGTCCAGATAGGGGAAGAGTTCAAAAAGTTGAGATGGCAAATGTTGGATCTGGATATACTGTAAAACCAAAAGTTACTTTCCATTCTCAAACAGGACAAGGAGCATATGCAGTTGCAAACTTATCAGATAACGCTGTTGGTATTATAACAATTACTAGTGGTGGTAGTGGATATATTGGTATACCAACCGTCACCGCTGTTGCTCCTGGAATTGCAAGCACTACAATAAACGCAAAACTCAGTGCAAGAATTAATACTCTTGGTCAAGTTACTGAAATTGTAGTTGAAGACGCTGGTGGTTACTTTGAAGGAGTTCCAGAACTTGTAATTGCTGGACCAACACAAACCGTTGGTTATGGAACATATCTAACAAACGAAGATGTTGTTGGATCTCAAAGTGGTGCTACGGCAAGAGTTAAGTCCTGGAATGCTGTAACTCAAATATTAAAACTGGGTGATATAAAAGGTAGTTTTGTTTCTGGAGAGGCAATTACTGGACAATCTAGTGGAGCAGCGTATGCAAATATTGACCTAAATAAATTTAACATTCCAGAAGATGGTTTCGCACAGAACGACACCATTGAAAAAGAAGCAGACGCTATTCTTGACTTTAGTGAATCTAATCCATTTGGTAATCCTTAGGAGATAAACAATGTTTGATCATTTTTACCATCAGATCTTTAGAAAGACTGTTATTGCGTTTGGAACACTTTTTAATGGTGTTACAATCAAAAGAGATGATGGTGAAATCATTGAGGTTCCTCTTGCATATGGTCCAACTCAAAAGTTTTTAGCGAGATTAGAGCAACAACCAAATTTAAATAAACCAGTTCAAATTAGTCTCCCCAGAATGTCATTTGAGTTCTCTGGGGTTTCTTATGATTCTGATAGGAAGTTAGCAGGAACTCAGGCGTTTACAACAGCATTAAAATCGGATAAAAGGGAGATACGTAAAATGTATCATCCTGTTCCATATAATATGTCATTTGATTTATCAATCATGACATTGCTAAATGATGATGCTCTGCAAATTGTTGAACAAATACTTCCATACTTTCAACCAAATTTTAATCTAACCATAGATTTAGTCGAAGCTATTGGTGAGAAAAGAGATATTCCAATTACCTTAGATTCTGTATCATTTGTTGATAATTATGAGGGAGATTATACCTCTAGAAGAGTTTTATTATATACCTTAAAGTTTACCGCAAAAACATATTTGTTTGGTCCCGTACCAGACAGCAAAGGAGATATTATCACAAGAGTCTCTATTGGTGTTGCTGGTGGAGATCCAAGTCCAGATGCAAAGAGAGATTTGGTATATACCAAACCAATTGCAACTAAAGCATATAACGATAATGTTATTACAAATCTAAGTAAAGACATTATTGCAGGAGAGGCATTGTTAATTGTAGACGATGCAACTAATTTACCTGCAAGGTCTTACATTACTATAGATAATGAAACCATCTATATTAAAGAAAAAACTAATAATGAACTTACTGTGATTAGAGGACAATATCGAACTAAGGCGGTTGACCATGTTGGTGGTGCTGCAATCTTGTTAATAACAGAGGCAGATAATGACAATATTGAGTCTGGTGATGACTTTGGATTTAGTGGGTAATTGTTATGAAGGATAAATTTAAGGATCTTAATGATACGTTTGATGTGGAAGCAGAAATTGTAAAACCAGAGAAAGAAGAGAGGAAGGAGATAACAAAACCTTCAGAATCTGAAGATGTCACTAAAGATTATGAATATACGAGAGGTAACCTATATTCTATTATCGAAAAGGGACAAGAGGCGTTGGATACTGCATTAGAACTTGCTCAAGATAGTGGACAAGCAAGACAATTTGAAGTAGTTGGGCAGTTAATTAAAAATGTTGCAGATGCAACAGACAAATTGCTTGATCTTCAGAAGAAGTTAAAGGATTTAGATGCTGACGAAAAAGGTCCTACAAATGTGACTAATAATGCAATGTTCTTCGGGTCCACTGCAGAGTTATCAAAGATGCTCAAGCAGCAAGCTAAAAATCTGAACGAAGATAAATAGAAAAAAAGTGTTTTCTAGAGATGCCTAGTTTTGAAATCAACCCTAACGCGAAGAAGGGTTCCGAGAGAGATAAGAAACTCCAGA